GGCCGTATGGCTCCACCTTTCGGTTGACGATTGCCCCAAGGGGCGGTCTCACTTCCGTGAGAGGGTGCAGCTAACTGCGGTTGTATGCTTACGCATACTACAGACCTCGCAAGAGGTCGGGCCGGGCACGAAGTGCCTGGAGCTGCTCTATTGCAGCGAATCTTGCTACCAGATGGTAGCAATGTAGGATGACCTTTACAACAGGGTCACCCATAAGCTCTCCACGTGTTGTGAAGTAGCGACTGAGAACTTTGTTCTCATCCATCTCCTCGACTTGTCGAGGAGCACAAAGGGCAAATATTGACGTTTGCCGATACCATGTGGGCATACCCACATTGAAACATAGGCGATTGCACATCGCCTGTGCTACTGCGTGATCGCAGTAGTTTGTTGCCTGTTCCCAATCAGTGGAGAACAGGAATATATCTTTGTCACCAAAGATAAAGTTCGCAGCAGGATTCTTGTGCGAAAGGCGCTTGAAGAAATTCCAAGCGTGATTTGCCGCCCCGACACCTGATCGGGACGATGGTATTACTGTTAGATACTCTAACAGTATATGTGACATGACATGCAAAAGCATGGCATGGGCAAGGTGCGATACTGTAATCGCACGGTATTTCCCCAGTTCTGCAACTAGGGACACTCTGACAGACATAACATTTCTGTCATATATGGTTTGCCTATCGGCAAACTGGTTGCAGGCCCAGTGAAACAGGCATTCACCTGTTCCACTTTCACCGGGTCGCAGAATCCTTCCCGTAGGAAGGCCGGTTTCCAGATTTAACTCTGGAATTTCTGGATTTGAGACCAGAACTTTTCTGGCAGCTTCGAGCTTGCCACCAGACGCGGTGTTCGTAAAGAACTCCCCACTATCACTAAGTGATATTTTGGCCTTGTTTATGACAGAGGACCAAAAGCGGGCTGAGTTTCCCTCAGCCCCTATAGACTCCACCACTTCGTGATGGACATAATCTACACCTTTAGCGATGTAGTGTTTCATCCGTTCATAAACGGATGGATCGGGAGGCTCAGTTAGAACCTCCTTAATTTCCTGAAGGGTCTTCAGGAAAACCTGTCGGGGTGGGACCCCCGAAGCTCGAGTTTGGCTCAAAAGAGCAACTCGGTACATGTCGATAGGAGTCTTCCTATCAGACATAAAGTCAGTGATGACTTTAAAGAACGACATCTCTCGCGGGATGTCAATGGAACTTATGTTCCCAACAGGGTTGAAACCCTGTTCTTTGATTGCTTTACGCAATCGTTTGACCTTCTCGTAAGCAGAAGGAGTTTCCGGGATTTCATCCCGGAAGTAGTCAGGCAAAAGCTGACATATCAGGCAATTGATTACCTGATCGATTCTGGACCAAACCAGAAGCTCTTCCCATTCAGGGAAGCCAAGGACGAGTTGCATAACCAACCCGTCGACAGTAGCTAAGATGGTTCTTAGCTTGTGTACCCCAGATGGGGACACTTTCATGTTCACAAGGTTGTGAACACCTTGAGGTCCTGAGAAGGACCTCATTCCAGCGAGCAGTCTTAGAACTGCCACGCCATTCGGGTTCCACCTTCCGGTGGAATCTTTCCGGATTAACCTCCGGAACCAGTATGTCCCCTTGTAGAGGACAGTTTGAGCATGCCAAATACTCGGCAACTCATGAAAATGGACTCTTTTATCGAGCCCAGTAATCTCCCTTGAGAGTTTTGACTCCCAAAGGTTTTGTGCGTTCCAACAGATCTTAATCTGAGGGACGGGATCGTCCGCGCGAATGCACGGACCAAGCACTTCTTTACAGAAGTGGAAAAACTCCTTGTGTTCTAGGCCACAAGGACAATCTCTCTTTTGACGGAGAGTAGACGTGCACGGAAATGAATCCGTGCTGAGAATGTGGTCTTCAAGAGACCATACCATTATTGCTAATGGCAATGTACGTAAAGGGAAACACGATTTCTCTAAGGATGTTTACGTGAAACTCGTACTCACAACTCCGAAAGGAGAAGCTCGCAAG